ATAAGGAAGGTAATGCAGCGGGGATGGTCCTGCGACTGGCCTTGAAAACCAGGTTCTGCCTAATCGCGGATGGAGTTCGACTCTTCTGCCTTCCGCCAATGTTAGTATGGAGAGTTGGGTGAGTGGTTAAACCAGCAGTTTGCTAAACTGTCGTTTCGAAAGAGGCGCATCAGTTCGAATCTGATACTCTCCGCCAGTTAGTTATAGTGCGATGCCCGAGAGGCCCAAGGGAACGGATTGCAAATCCGTAAAATCGTGAGTTCGAATCTCACTCGCACTTCCAAGCGGATATGATGGAATAGGTATACATATCAGACTTAAAATCTGAGTTCTCCGAGTTCGAGTCTCGGTATCCGCACCAATTATAGGTCCTTAGTAAAATGAATATTACATAACGCTACGAACGTTAAAGTGGTGGTTTGATTCCATCAGGACCTGCCAATTTTGTCTCGCTGGTGTAATGGCAGCACGATGGTCTCCAAAACCATTAGTCGGGGTTCGAGTCCCTGGCGGGATGCCAATTGGGTGATATAGCCTAGACGGATAGGCGCGGGTCTCATAAGCCCGTCAGATTGGATCGTTACCAATTATCACCACCACGTTGACCTTTTATTGAAAAGAAGGTATAATAAAGACTGTTCCCTGATAGTGTAGCGGTAACACAGTTGACTTTGACTCAACTATCACAAGTTCAAATCTTGTTCGGGGTGCCATTTTAAAAAGGAAAGAAAATGAAACGAAAGATACCCGCTAAGCAACGCAACTGCTTCGTTCGCTTGGCTCTATTCAGAAAAGCAGGGTCGCATCGTAAGAGCAACAAGGCTCTACGTCGTGCCGCCAACCAATCATTGATGGGAGTATAACTTAACGGCTAAAGTAGTAGGCTTTTAACCTATTAATCAGAGTTCGATTCTCTGTGCTCCTACCATATAAAAACACATTTCAGCAGGATGGCCTGTGGTGGATAGTTTCTGTTTAGTACAGTATCCGAAGTGTGTTTCTATATGGTACCAATGCCCCACTGGACAAATTGGTAAAGTCGCTTCTCTCAAAAGGAAGAGGTCTCCCTGTTCGAATCAGGGGTGGGGTACCAATCTGGCGTTCGTTCAACGGATAGGACATCATTCTTCTAAAGTGATTATAGAGGTTCGATTCCTCTACGCCGGACCAAAAAGTTTTGTAAGTGTCAGCAAGAGAAAGTCACGCTATCTAGGTTTCTTCGAAGGACCGAAATAGTAGAAGGTAATGGGTTCGACACCCACCCTGCGGGGAACTGCAGGGGTCCATTGAGGCGACTAAACTGGACCAGTATCCCAAGTGACGTACCGAGTCCCGTCCGGATTTATTACACGGGTGAATGGTTGCTATAATGATGGAGCAACTACTTACAAATTCAATATGGAGTTGTTAGTTTAGTGGCAAAACCACGGGTTGTGATTCCGTTATCACGAGTTCGATTCTCGTACGACTCCCCAACATTTTTAAAAAAGGAAACAATATGCCAGCAGTATTTTTAGTTAGCGATACGCACTTTGGTCATGCTGGCGTATGTCGCTTTACTCGTGAAGATGGGGTCACGAAACTTCGGCCATGGGATGATCCGGAAGAGATGGACGAAGCAATGATCAAGGCTTGGAACGAGAGAGTCAAACCTACAGATAAAGTATACCACTTAGGGGATGTTGTTATTAATCGTAAAGCATTGAAGACACTACATCGCTTGAACGGGGATAAAGTTTTGATTCGTGGCAATCACGACATCTTTAGGGATGATGAATATCGTCAATACTTTAGAGAGCTTAGAGCATACCATGTAATGAATGGAATGATTCTAAGCCACATTCCAATCCATACCGATAGCCTTGGTAGGTTCGGAGTTAACATTCACGGACACACTCACGCTAACCGTGTAATGAAAATGTGGATACGTGGACCAGAAATCGATACTAGATATCATTGTGTATGTGTTGAGCAGACACCAGACTTCGCTCCAATCCTTTTTGAAGATGTTATCCAACGAATCAAAGATGAGGGAGGTGAGGTTGGATTTAAAAATGGTAATGGTCCTACAATGTAATATGCCTCGTTAGCTCAGGGGTAGAGCGTCTCGTTTACACCGAGAGGGTCGGCCGTTCGAAACGGTCACGAGGTACCAAGTTCCTTGAAAGTGTATCATGTTAGATAAAAAAATAGACGTAGAAAAAGTAAAAGCTTTCGTTGATAGTTGTGGTCCAAATACTAAAATTTATATCGGTTGCGATTCAGAACGCTTCCGTTACAAAAATGATTGGTATGCTGATTATACATTAGCTGTAGTTGTTCATATCAATGGTCGTCATGGATGTAAAATCTTTGGTGCTGTAGAACGTGAACGCGATTACGACAATAAGAAGAACAGACCGTCTATTCGTTTGATGAACGAAGTGTATAAAGTATCTGCTTTGTATTTGGAATTGGTTGAGCAGATTGTTGAACATGATATTGAGGTTCATCTCGACATTAACCCTAAAGAGGAACATGGCTCGAGCTGTGTTGTCACTCAAGCAATCGGGTACATCAAAGGGACGTGCAATGTTACTCCTTTAGTTAAACCACAAGCGTTCGCTGCAAGCTATGCGGCTGACCGTATAAAGGAGTTGAAGTTGGCTTAACTGTTTTTCCGATCGACGTTATTCAAATAATTCATCGGAAATTCTGTTGTAATTTAAATTATGAATCATAGATAATGTAGTATGTTTATATTGAAAGGAACATTATGTCAGCAACATTAGCAAATTTAGAGAGCGCATTGGCTGGTGAGTCAATGGCTCACATTAAGTATCGATACTTCGCGAGGATCGCTCGTGAAGAAGGTTTCGAGGATGTAGCCAAGCATTTCGAGCACACAGCAGATCAAGAGATCAAGCATGCATGGGGTCATTTGGAATTACTAATCGGCAAACCATCTACTAAAGAATGCTTGCAGAAAGCAATTGATGGAGAAACATATGAGTTTACAGAAATGTACCCTCAGTTCGAATCAATTGCTATTGTAGAAGGCAAATTAGAAGTGCAAAAAGAAATGCAAGAACAAATTGCAGAATCGAAAGAGCATGCTGCTCAATTCTCCGATGTCCTTGCTAAAGCAGAGAAACGTTTTGCTGCACTTGCTAAAGTAGAACAGCGTCATGCGACAGCCTATCAAAAAATGCTACAAGAGGTGCAATAATGGATTACGTGTGTGTAGTTTGTGGCCATGTCCATGATGAGGAAGTAGAAGGCAAGTGGGAAGAGCTTCCAGAAGACTTTTTATGCCCAGAATGTGGCGTTGGCAAGTCTGATTATATTGTAATGGAATAAAAAACAGTTAATTGTTGACTCTCAAATATTTTTGTCTATAATGGTATAAATACTCATATCTCAGGGATGGGAACGTATACATAATAGTACTGACGCAACGATATGGCGTCCCTGTAACAGTAAGCAGGATCATTACTACGCCTTCGGGGTAGTTATTTTAAACTCGCTTAATTAAGGAGAACATTATGTTATCAAGCGTAAACACAACCATCGACGCCATTCAGGGCGCCAAAACCTCTTTTGTAGATACATTCGTAACTAACAAAGAACTCAAAGAACCTCTCAAGACTTTTATTGACGCGCAAGCTTCATTCGCAAAGAATGTCGCTAAGTCAGCATTTGATTTTTTCACAACCGTTGGAACAGCTGCTGCTTCCATCGACGCGAAAAAAGCATTCGCTACTAAGTAAGGAGACGGCCATGACTCTAATACCACAATTCCTTGGGAAAGACTTCGACCGTTTTTTCATCGGGTTTGATGAGCAATTTAACAACTTGCAAAAACTACACGACGACTTAACAAAGAACATTCCTAACTATCCTCCATACAACATTCGTAAGAATGATGAGAATCGCTACACCATTGAAATTGCTGTTGCCGGTTTCGGTCAGCAAGATATTGACATTGAAATGAATGATGGTAAGTTAGTTGTTCGTGGTAACATTGCAAACGACGCAGAAAGTGAAAGCTTCCTTTTCAAAGGAATTGCAAACCGTGCGTTTACTCGTACATTTGCATTGAACGATGAAATCGAAGTAAAGGATGCTGAAATTTTTAACGGCATGCTTAAAATAGCATTGGAGCGTTTGATTCCAGAGCACAAGCAGCCAAAGAAAATAGCAGTAAAAGCTAAGACTGAGAAACAACTCTTAACAGAGAAGAAGTCTAGCAAACAAGAAATGTTAGTAGAGTAACACTAGCGGAGAAGGCCGAGGACAACCTCGGCTTTCTTTTTGTCCAAATCACATATGGGTAGAAACATGCATAAAGAATTAGAACCATTAGCAGGAGTAGAAGCTCCTACATTAGCAGACTTTTGGAGTTGGGTAAAGAACACATTTACCGTATCTTACGAGGGCGAAATCGAAGCATACCTCGCCGACTCCATCGACCACGCTGACTTAGAAAATAGAATCAGAAGATTACAACGTAGAGGAATGATATGAAAGTATTGAACGGAATTAAACAATTTTTTGTTGTCTTATTAGAAGTAATCCAGGAAAGTAAGAAAGCTGAGGCTCGTAAATATTTCAGAAATCAATAAGGATTAATTATGGATAAGATTATGTGCTTGAAGTTATCTTCAGGCGAAGAAGTGATTGGTAAGTTGTCCTATCAAGGGACAGCACAAACGATTGTAAAAGATGTAGCATCAGTAATAATGATGCCTGGTCAAGCTCAAGGCCAATACAGCCTTGGACTAATGCCATTCCTACCGTATGCAGATGGTAAAACATTTGCATTCAACTCTCAGCACGTCATTGTTCAATTTGAACCAAGTCTAGACATGCTAAACAACTATAACCGAATGTTCGGTTCAGGGATCCAGATAGCCACATCGATGTAGTCTATATACAAGATGAGTTACTCACGTTGGTCCAACTCGCCTTGGTATTCATTCTGGAATGCATGCTCAGGTCCTACTCGAGGAGAGCAAGTGCTCAGTCTCTGGTATTCTCTTGACTATTCCAAAGAATGGACATATGATGAATTGAAGTCAATGGATCTTAGCGATCTAATGATGGAATATCCTGGTGTCCGTTATGATGAAATCCTAGAAGCAAAAAAGTACATTGATGCTTTTTTATCAGACGTTAGTTGTGCCTCTGACCAAGAATTATTAGACGATTTTACCCAATACATGATGGACGAGCTTGGGGTCGATCTCGAGGACAAAGCCGTTGACAAAAATGTGATAAAAGGGTATAATTAAGCTGTACAAGGAATTATATTATGAAAATTGCTATCTGCAGTGACCTCCATCTTGAGTTTGATATATTCAAGCCCGACTCCCCTATTTTTAAAAACGAAGAACAAGCTGACGTCCTTATCTTAGGTGGGGACATTCTCGTCGCCAACCATCTTACAGAGAATGCAACATATGGTAAGGGAAGAAAAGCTCATCGCGAGTTTTTCCGTATGTGTAGTGAGAATTACAAAAATGTAATCTATCTAATGGGTAACCATGAGCATTACGATGGCGACTTCAAGTATACACCTGGTATTATCTTCTCTCTTGTTGCTGAATTTGATAATGTTCACTTCCTCGATAAAGAGACTGTAAAGATCGATGATGTCATCTTTGCTGGTGGTACGATGTGGACCGACTTTAATAAAGAAGACCCACTCACGCTCCACTCAATTGCTAATAAGATGAACGACTTCCGTTGTGTATATAATAGTAATGATATGGTCGGCTATCGTGTTCCCCTATACGAGGGGAAAGATGAATTGTCGTCTGAGGACTATAGTACTGTGGACAACAAGCAAAACATCATTGGATATAAAGCCAAAGAGCGTCCTTCTATATTCACACCTGAGCATGCGCTTGAGGATCACAAGAAGTTTCTTGGATTCTTAAAGAGTGTATTGGATAATACCGTAACTAATAAGGTCGTTGTGTGTACTCACCATACACCTTCTCATGCTAGTTGCCATCCACGATACGTAGGTGATGTTATTATGAATGGTGGATATCATTCTGATCTATCAGAGTTGATCCTCAGTAACCCACAAATTAAATTGTGGACACATGGTCATACACACGAGCTGTTTGATTATATGATTGGCTCTACTCGCGTTGTGTGTAACCCACGTGGTTACAACAAGTACGAAGCAATTGCTGATACTTTCAAACTCAAGATTGTTGACGTTTGATGTTACCTAAGGTACAATGGTACGACTGGTTTCGCTATAGTGGGGCAGTCGTTACCTTTCATCTCAATCCCCTACATTGGTGGGTTCTTCCTCATTGGGAGCGCCACGTGAGTGAGATGGGAGAATGTGATACGAGGTGGACTTTTAAGTTCTTATTCGTTAAAATATCTATTTGGCTTGATGATGGGAGATGGTAATGAGTAGAACTACTTGGACAGCTGATGTAAAGTATGATGAGAAAACTGATGACACGTACATTCAGTTACCTGATGATATGATGTTAGCAGCTGGTTGGAATCTTGGCGATGATATTGAATGGATCGACAATAAAGATGGGACGTGGACTATGAAAAAGATTGAAAAAGATAACGAGAAGGAATGGGTATTGGTAGAATGTGTTTCACAATTCCGCCAACGCTATATGTGTCAAGTACCGAAAGGCAAAGCTGAGTGGGCACTTGACACAGTCACCATGAATGAAGCGAAGGAATTTTCGCAATTTCATTTAGGTGAAACAATTGTTAGCCACCGTGTTATTCCGTTCACAGAAGCACTTGAGCTGTGCAATGTTGACAATGAGTATTGTAATAAGTGGAATGACGAGAAGAAAATTGAAGTGTTCTTTACTAAAGATGGTGAAAAGGCAAACTATGAGTAAGTATACATTTATTTGCGAACATACAGACTTGCGTGGTGGAGTCGATGGTAATAAAGTAACACACGAAGTGACACAAGAGTCGTTGATGAGTGTTATTGAATCATTTGAGCAATTCTTACGCGGTGTTGGGTTCTACTTTGATGGCCACCTTGATATTGTAGAAGAAGAAATATTCACGGAGGATGAATCACAAGAAGAAGAAGAACATGAATGGACTCAGACATTGAGAAATGATAATGAGTGGCCATTCCCTTCTGCAACTCCTCCAACATCACAACCTGAAATGTATAAAGCAGAAGCCGTAATGGAAATGCCTGGAACTATTGGTGGAGCGACAGTGGTATTATCCGATGTAAAGTGTTTGCGTTGTGGTATTACTAAATCGCAACTGGGTACGCATACGTGCTACGACGAAAGTTGTGGGCTTAAGAATTGAACTTCTACACAAACGTTCACTTACACAAAGCAGAAATTTTACTAAGAGGTTATAAGGATGGTGAACGAGTCCAACAAGCGATTCGTTACAATCCTTATCTCTTTGAGCCTAACCGTGTCTATAGAGAGCGTGGAGTAGAGACTCCTTACAAAACTCTAAAAGGTGAGCCAGTATACAAACGAGAGTTTGATAGTGTATACGAGGCTCGCGAGCACATAAAGAACTTTCGAGGCGTTGCTGGTAAGCCAATGTATGGTTTGGATAGCTTCGTCTATACTTTTATTAATGATACTTATCCTGGTGATATTGATTACGACCCTAAACTAATTAGCCTCGTGTCACTTGATATCGAGGTCGACTCTGAAGGTGGGTTTCCTGATATTGCATTAGCGGATAGAATGGTAACAGCTATTACTCTTCGTAAGAAGGGACAGTCGCTTGTATTTGGATTAAAAGAATATGTTACTGAGTCGGATAGCGTCACTTACATCCAATGTAAGGACGAACACGAACTCCTTAATAAGTTCCTTACTGCATGGCAGTCAAAACATCTTGACCCCGATGTTGTTACTGGTTGGAACATTGAGTTCTTCGATATTCCTTATTTGGTTAATCGTATCCGTCGTCAGATGGGTGATGCTTCTGCGAAGCGTCTTTCACCTTGGGGTATCCTAGATCAGCGCACGCTAGAGATTATGGGTAGAGAGTATACAATCTTTACTCCTGTCGGTGTTAATATTATTGACTACATGCAAGCGTATAAGAAGTTCTCGTTTGCACAGCAAGAGTCATTTAAACTAGACCACATCGCTTTTATTGAGCTTGGCGAGCGTAAGTTGGATTATGTTGAGTTAGGATTTGAGACGCTAGATGAATTCTACAAAGGCGATTATCAGAACTATATTAACTATAATATCAGGGACGTTGAGCTTGTAGATAAGTTGGAAGATAAGCTAAAGTTCTTAGAGCAGATCTATGCTATTGCATATGACGGTAAGTGTAACTATAGCGATTCGTTTACATCTGTGCGTATGTGGGACATCATTATCCACAACTACCTACTATCAAGAGGGATCGTCGTTCCTATCGTAGAGAAAGGTGCTAAGGACTCACAGATTGTTGGTGCGTATGTCAAAGATCCGCAAGTTGGAATGCATAAGTGGGTTGTGTCGTTTGACTTGAATAGTTTGTATCCTCACTTGATTATGCAATACAACATCTCACCTGAGACGTATGTGGAGATGATTGAGGGGTTGTCTATCGACTCTATTCTCGATGGAGCTCTCGATGAGGGACATGCAGACCGAGCAAGGGAACTGAACAGAACAATTGCTGCTTCTGGTTGTATGTTTGATAGAGACTAC